TCATCTGATCCTCTCCACCGTGACGTGAGCGAGCCCGTCCATGCCGAGCGCGCGAGCGCCGGCGGGCGTCAGGTCGATGATGCGGCCGCGCACATAGGGGCCGCGGTCGTTGATGCGGACTGTGATCGAACGGCCGTTGCCGGCGTTGGTGACGCGCACGACCGAGCCGAGCGGCAGCGTCTTGTGCGCGGCGGTCAGCGCGCGATCGTCGAGGCGTTCGCCCGATGCGGTACGCGCGCCGGAATCGCGGGTCGAATAGAACGAGGCGATGCCGGATTCGGCATGCGCGCTCGTTGCGGCGGCGAGAAGCGCCGCCGTCAACGCTGCGGATTTCACCCTGTCAGGCCAAACCCGGCCGCGGCGCGCCGGCCCAGATCTTCACGAGTTCGTCGCGGCCGCCGTTGTAGACGTCAAGATCGGCGCCGCTTTCCAAGCCATTGACGGTGTGCGGCTTGGGCCCGACGCCGTCGCCGGTGTACTGAATAATGGTATTCCTGGTCCACGGCGGGATCGGCGTGATCAACCGGAACAAATCGGCATTGTCGGCCGGCTGCGCTTTGATGTAGCGGCACTGCCACAACGGCGCGGTGCGCGCCATATCGATCCACTTCGGATCCTGGTGATCAATCTGCTCGCGGATGCGGTTGCCGCCATAGATTCCGCAGGCGCGGCCGAGCTTCTGCGAGACACGGTCCAGAAAGTCGTAGGCCTGGTCGCCGGTCATGTTCGAGGCGCTGTTGTCCTCGAAGTCGAGCCAGGCGCCATCATTCGGGCCGAGCTGCGCAGCAGCAAGAAACGCCGCGACATTGGACGCTACGTTGTCGCCGGTCGCGAAGTCATAGGCCGCCCAAAGAAGCCCCAGCCCCTTCGCCGCGGCCATCCGCTTCGTATAGGCCGGGTCTTTGAAGCCGATGCCTTGCGTCGCCTTGTGGATCGTTGCCCAGATGCCGGACGCAACGATCTCGCTGAAGTTGACCGGGTTGTTGTGATTGAAGTCGGCGATGTTGGGGACGATCGGCATTCTCAAGCTCCTATCTCTCGCAGCCGGTCGGCCTTGCGCGGCGCATAGGTGCATTTCCGCAGCCCGAGCTTGCGTTGCCGTATCCAGATGAAACGTTCAGTGACGCCGAGTTCAGCGGCGATGATCGCCGGGTCGATGCCGGCGCGCTCGCGCAACAGCGCGTCGTGTTTGGTTCGGGTCACGGGCTCTTTGCGCGCGAAGAGTTCGGGCGCGCGCACGGACACAGCCTCGCGCATCGCTTCCCTCACATCGCCGGCGGCAGCGGCACCACACACCAGACGATCGTGATGGTCCCGGCCGGCCCGACGGCCAAGAACGCCCACGCCGTCCGCGTCGGGTTGCCCTGCTTGAGCTTGGTCACGTCGCGGCCGGTGAAATGAAACACGGTGCCGTCGGGGATGAAGGCGCGGCGGTCGCCGTCCGGATAGACGATGGCCGAGCCGTCGATCACGTGGGCCACGCCGTCAGGCGCCTCGCCGGCGATCGTCGCGTCCTGGTCGATCACGACCGGATAGGCATCGGTTTTGCCGCAGCACGAGCAGACTTGAATGCCCGGCGCGCAATACGGGCGCTCGAGCTGATCGAAGAATTGCGTCACCGGCGACGCCGGATCGAAGCCGTGATCGAGCGCATGCGCCGGCCGCAGCGAACAGAACGCGACGCCCGCGGCGACGACAAGAAAGCTGACGACGAGGACCGCGATCAGCCGCGCCAGCCGGCACCGTGCCTCGACTTCGCGCTCGAGCCGGTCGAGCGGCGGCACCGACATGTGTGGGAAATCGCCGTGGGCTTCGTCGTCGCGCATTGCCGTCACTCCCGGAAGGCGACCGCGCCCGCGAGCGAGCGGTAGCGTGTCCGCACCGCATGGCCGTCGTTGCCGCTCTCGACGAGCCAGCGGCCGGCGCCGTCCGGGGCGCCGCGGATAATTCCGACGTGGTGGCGCCACACGGCCACGGCCCCGATATGGGCGAACGTGGGCCGGCCCCAGTGCGCCCAGGCGATGGCGCGGTTGAGATCGCGATCGCCGATACCGAGAAGATGCCGCAGCCAGCAGCCGCACCACGGGATGCCGCGACAGTCCGAAGGGCGCCCATGAAGGGAGCCGCCCGGGAGTCCGGCATTACTGACGGACCACCGCTGCTGATGGGAGCTAACGACAGGGCGGCTCGCTTCATGCGCGTGATGCCGGTGGTGATGATGCCGATGTGCGGCATGCGCCGGCAGAACCGACAGGGCGCAAAGGATCAGCGCGGCGAGAAATGCTCGCATGCGGACACCTCGTTGATGCTTGTTAGATCGCGGACGCCAGCGTTACGGGATCGATACTGCCGCGGCCTGCTGCACGAGCGCCGTGATCTGCGCGGCGGTCAGCCCGATCGTCTCACCAAGCGACAGGAGCGTCGTCGAGTTGGCCGGGATGACGTTGGTGCCATGCGCGAAGAATGCCGACACGGCGGGATTATTGAGCGCGGCGACCGCGCCCTGCGCCGCGGTCCACTGCGCGGCGGTCATCACCGCCTGCAGCTGCCAAAGCTGGCACGTCGGCACCGGCGCCGGCGGCGGCGCGTACGGTGTCGGCGTGTTGCCGGCGCCGAGCCATCCCAGATAGGTCTGGAAATCGGCGTTGAGCGGATCGGGCGGAATGTTGGCGCCATCAGCATTGCGGATGACGGTCTGCGCATTGGCGGCCAACGTCGCGCTTGTGAGCGTGTAGGTCATTTGTCAAAGCTCCGCGCTAAAGCTGGCGATCGGTTCGGTGTTGAACGCCGCGCGATTGTAGACGAGCCCTGCGGCCGTCAAGCCGCTATAATTGCCGAAGCGTATGTCTCCGCCGCCAGCGTCTACCCACGTATCGGCTACATCGACGGCACTTTGGTTGACGGAAGTCCCGCCATAGAGAAGATCGAGAATATTAAGCTGAGTGACCGTCGGCGAGGCCCGCATGGGGGGAATGAACTCAACAGGAAAATCAACCGTGGAAGACGTCGACACCGTACCTATCGAAAAGAAATTGGCATTTCTGTAATATCGCTCACAGAACGGCAGCTCGGTCGCAACCGGACGCAGTTCCGGCGGCGGCGGGTTGGAATTGAGCCCGGTTGCGGCACCCGGGGTGACGCGGATATCAAGCTCAGTAATCTGCACCGTCTTGGTGTTGGCGCCGAAATTGTTGCCGAAGTCGAAGACGATCTCGAGGCCGTTGTAGGACGCCGCGTTGGCCGAGAAGGTGTAGGCGACGAGCGTCCATGCGCCGTTGGCGCAGGCCTGCAGGCTCACCGCATTCACGTCGGCCGTCGACGACGCATAGTTGTCCTGCGCACTCGGCCGGTTCACCGTGAGCTTCGGCGGGATCGATCCACCGGTGCCGTTGTAGACCTGCGCCGCGACGGTGATGGTCTGGCTGCAGAAGGCGGCCGCGATCAGGCTCTCGATGCGCTGTTTTATGATGACGTCGGTGACCGAGGTGGCGCCGGTCACCTGCAGGCTGTTTTTGGTGACGAGCCGCCCGCCCGCCTGCGCCCAAGTCGCGCTGGCGCCGGTCGGCAGCACGATCCAGCCGTCAGCCGTATAGCCGCCGGACGTGGTTACGGTGCCCGACGTGCCGCGCTGCCACACATCCATAGTGGCGTTGCGGAACTTGTTGACCATGCCGCCGGGTCCGCCGATGATCACGGTAGAGCCGGAAGCCGCAATGCTGGTCCCGTCGCTCGCCGCGAGCGTCACGTCGCCGGTCAGGCCGTTGAGCGCCAGAACCTGCGGACCCTGATCGATGACGGTCCAATTGCCACTCGCATTCGATTCAAGCCCGATGTAGCCGTAAGGCGCGTTGATCACTGCGCTCGATGCACCGTCGATCTTGTCCGTGCCGTTCGCGCTCACCGTGATCGTCTTGGTGGCCGAGCAGGAACCGGATTCGTCGACGACGAGCAATTGCTGTCCGGCATTGAAGCTCGAGGATGCCGGCAGGGTGACGGTTCGCGCTGCGGTGATGGCCGTATAGGCGACCGTCGTGATGCCGGATGCGACCGTGTAGTTCGCATCACTGACCGCATGCCGTGCCAACGACAGCGTGGTGAACGATCCGGCCGCCGGCGTCGTGCCGCCGACGATGCTGCCGTTGATGCCGCCGGAGCCCCAGGTGCCGCTATCGGGGCCGGTGACCGTGCCGGCCAAAGTCGGCGACGTTTGCAGAACAATCTCGCCGGTGCCGGTTTGGCCGTTGGCCAAGTTGAGGGTGCTGATCTGAGAACCGGCAACCTGATAGGTGCCAGAAATATTGATGATGCCAGTTCCTGGCGTACTCTCATTGACGCCTAAAGCTTTTATCCCGGTTGGATTCCCAGTGAAGGCCGGGGCGTTGCCAAGAACGACGGCTCCCGTACCCGTCGTCCCATTGCTGAGATTGGCCGCGCTGATCTGCGAACCGCCAACCTGGTAGGAACCGGAAACATTGACAATGCCGGCGCCGGGCGTTGCCGCGCCGACCCCGAGCGCCGTCACTGCGGCGGCCGCGGGCGTTGTTTGCCCCAATGTCGTTCCGTTTATCGTTCCGCCGGTGAAGGCCACGGCCCCGTCGTCCAGCTTCGCCGCCGGCCAGCCACCCGCCGTCGAGCCATCCTGCACGACGATGCGGTTGTTGGTCGTGTCCACGACCATCTCGCCTTGCGCGCCGGTGAACGAAGCGACCTGCGTCGCACTGCCCCGGCGATATTGAACTTGAACGGCAGTCGTCATTGTTCGATCCTCACGCCGTGCCGAAATCGAGTTCGAGCTCGACCGGCAATGTGAATGATGCGCCGAAATCGTCGGCGCTCGCGACGGTGCTGGTCACCGAGCCGAAATCCCAGGCCCCGCCGCTGACCGCGATCGCTTCGGCAACCGGATGATCGATCGCCACGCCGGTCGGCACGTAGGTGTAAGCGGTGCACGTCGCGATGTTCCGCACGCCGCCGCCGAACACGTTGAAGCTTTGCAGCTTGATGTAGAGCGTCTCGCCGACGTATTGCGACGGCAGGTCGAATTTGAAGATCGTGTTGTCCAGGCGCGAGAAGCTGGCGCCGGAAGCGTGGGATGCGATGGCGGTACCATAGAGCCCGCGGTAGAGCGTGGTCAGCGCATAGGCGTTGGCGGATGTGAGCGTCGCCGTCTCGAACGAGACAAGCTCCGAATCGACGATGCAAATAGTGTTGCCGAGCTGCGCGTCCAGGAGCGTGCCGCCGGTGAGCGCGCGGCCGCTCTCCGCCATGTTCACGGCGAGCGTGTCGGTCGAGTCCGGATTGATGCCGCCGTAGCTCGGCAGCGCGGCGGTGAGCACCCCTTGCGGCGCCGGGCCGACGATGCTGCCGACCTGGCTGTAAGAGCTGCCGTCCGTGGACAGCCAGACGTTGGCGCCGCCCCAGTTCGGATCGGCGACGCCGGCCGCGCCGCCGGACGCCGCGATCCACACTTGCGCGGTAGGGCCGACCAGCGCCGCCGGCGGCTCGAAGATGATCGGCGTGTTGACCGGATCGGCGGCGACGGCGCGGTTGATCGGGTTGTTGGTGACCGCCTGGGTCGCGTAGCGGGTGGCGGTTGCGACGCCGAGCGGGAATTCCTCGGCTGTCACGCTGAGAAAGCCGTTTTCGTCCTCCTCGATTTCGGTAATGCGGATCGCCGCGTCGGCGAGGCCGAGGATCGAATCCGTGACGGTGACGAGGTCCATCGGGTCGAGCAGGCAATATTCCCAGGACAGACGAAAGTTGTAGCTATTGCGGATGTAGACCGCCCGCTGGACGATGAGCTGTCCCGAGATCAAGCCGACGTTCTGATCGCAGATTTCGTGCGCGGTGACGGTCGGCGCGATGCGCATGCCGTAAAGCTCGATGGCGTTCTGATCGCGCGACTCGACTGTCGTGAGATTGTAGGCGTTGTCACGTTCGGCAATTTCGAGGCGCCAGACATTGTAGGCCTCGTAGGGGTCGGACCGGGTCACCTGCAGCGGGTCTTCGTTGTTCTCGACCTTGAAGTCGTCGTCGCCGAGATTGTAGATCGGCGTGACGTTCGGATTGAACGTGATGCCGTTGCCCGAAACAGCGCCGTCGCCGTAGGGAATGAACCTGAACAAGCCGCCCGACCAGACCGCCGCCGTGTTGGTCAGCTGCAGCCATCGCCCGAGTATGGAAGATGCCTGCTCCTGGTCGGTCAGCGCCGGCGACAGCGCCAGCCCGATGGCGCGACAATAGGTCTGATACGACGCATCGCCGCCGCCGCTCGCGCTGAACAGCGAGGTCGCATCGATCGAGGCTTGCGGAAAGCCGACGCCGTATTGGGCGTTGGTGAGAAAATCGGACACCACGAGCGCCGGATCGGCGTCGACGAACGCATAGCCCGCCCCGGTGCCGACGGTGTCGGACGAATTATATTGCAGCTGGCCGTAGCCGCTGCCGTAATAGATACCTTGGACTTCGAAGTTGTGATTGTCGAGCGTCGCAGTGTCGCCGAGACTGTAATCGGAGGCGCACACATAGGCCGAGCCCTGGTAGGCGAGCGCCTGCGCGGGATAGGCAGTCGAAAGATAGCTCCACATGGTTTGCGGCGTCGACCCCGCGAACAACGACAACCCTAGTCCGCTCAACGTATAGACCGATTGGTTCTTCCAGACCTGGTTGATGCCGGCGATCGGTCCCTCGCACAGCGCAAGCAGCACCGCGGCACTGTAGGTGTAGCTGACGGCGCCACTGGTGCTGCCGAACAGTCCGCCCTTGCCGCCGTTGCTGCCCTTGCCGCCGCCGCTTTCTTGAGACTGAAAGTTGTTGTACCAGACGACGTTCGGCGCGAGCTTCGACATGCCCCAGACGATCGGAATGGGCAGCGTGTTGACTGCGGTCTGGATTTGGAGCCCGGTATAATCGGGCGTGGTCGCCGCCTGCGACGCACCGCCGAATAGGCTGCGAAATCCGCTCATTGTTGTTTCGCCCACAAGCTGAAGAACCGCGGGCCGCGCGCGGCGTCGGAAAGAACGCTGTTGTGCCGCGTTTCCTCTTCGAGCACGCGACGTGCCGGATGAAAGGCGTGCACGATCGTCACCGGCTCCGCTGTGGTGACGATGCCGCCGTGCGAATAGCAACGGCCGTAGCGCAGAACCATGATGTCGCCGGGAAGGGGCGCCGCGACCTCGCTGCAGCGCTCGAGCAGAAACGCGAGATAGCGTTCCTCCGCCCGATGCAGATGCCAATCGATCGGATACGGTCGTGGATCGAATGGCGGGCACAATCCGGTGTCGACGAAAACCCGCACCAGCAGCATGCCGCAATCGACGCCGGCCCCTTTGACGTCCGCGCAATTGTGGTACGGCGTGCCGATCCACGACCGCGCCGCCGCAACCACGGCCGCGCGCTCCGCGCTTTCGTTGTGCGTCATCGAATGAACCCGACGTTTTGGGATGTGCGAGAACGACGGACGCGCGCCTTAATCAGCGTACGGGTACGTCATGGCTCAATACGAATATGCGCCGCACCGATCGTTCGGAATAACCGCAAAGAAAACAAATGGCGCAAGCGATACATTTTATGGCGGCAGCGGCCCCGGCGACAGAAATGCATCCGTCACACCGGACGATTTGCGGATCTTATCCAACGCTGCCTTAGCTTCATCGAGAGGAAGATAATCTGTTGCCAATACCGGATAATAATCATTGTCACAAGGGCGTGGACCGATTCGGAGAGTTAGCGACGGACTTTTAGCACTAATGTCATCCATTTTATTCTTTGCATCTTCGACACTTTTACCTGACGCAACGACAACTGCGTACTTATCAAAGTGATCTCGCAATCCAAAAAACGCCTTGAAACCCTTTGCAAACGCACTATCGCCCACGCACGTGTGTATATCCTGCGCGGCATAGGCTGGCGTCACGATCTGAAACTCACGTAGGAGCGATCCTGTATCAGTCCGCCGCGATTGTAGAATCGGAGAAAGCGTCAATAAGATTTGAACACCAAACATGCCGATTAAGAAAAGTAGCCGACCGGTTTTTTGCGCGGAGAGCCAGGCGACAACGCCTCCTATAATTCCACTGACAAAAAAGCCAGCGATGTAGCCAAACATTAGCTCTCCCCTGCGCGGCGAAGTCGGATCCATTATCAGTATTCCATAAACACCGATGCCGGCGCCGAAATAATTTTTAAGACAAGCATAGAAGAGACCTCCTGCGGCACCAATCCACAAGCGCCGGACATGGTCTCGCCAAGTTGTATTTTCATCCGGGCTAAGAATACCGGAAACGACCTTTCCCGTAATAAGCGTAAATAGGTCAGATATCTCCGACTTGGGTTTTTCTTCTTCACCCATTCAACGCCCCCACACAAAAAGTGCGAAAGCAGTATTCTACTTTTCCGTGTGGTCATATCAAGTGCTTTCTCTTTGCGCACTCCCAATAGGCCGCTGCGGTCGCCATCCACTAGGTAACGGGCGCCGCACCGGCGATCGGCGAATACGGCACATGATCATCCGTCAAATCGCCGTCTGCGGCGGCGGAACATAGGGGAACCCGCGAAAGTTCGCCAGGTTGTTGAATTTGGCCTGACACGTCCCCGGCGTGTGGTCGCAGCCGTAATAGACCGTGAAGCCGTCACCGGCTGCCGGCACGCTCTGCAGCGGATAGATGAGCGTAAGCGACGCGCCGGCGGCGACGGAGCCGACGGTCGCCGTCACGCCGACATTGACGCCCGACGTGAAGGTGATCGAGCCCTGCTGATAATTCACGTTCGCGCCGGACCAATTGATCACCGAAGCGGTCGAACCCGAGCCCACGGTTCCCGCCGTACCGTAGGCGTTCTTCACCAGCGTGCAGCCGGTGTCGTAAAGCGTGTGCAGACAGGTCGGCTGATAGACATTGCGCGGCATGTCGATGTCGAGCAGCACCAGGTCGGAATTGACCGTGAGCTTGGCCGAGGTCCGCCCGATCTGATCGACCGTGCCGACGCGGCCCTTGAACAGCGTCACCGAACCGATCGCGGTGCCGCCGATCCGATCGGAGAAAAACACACGGTCGCGCTCGATCTCGCAGCCGTCGAAGGTGCCGTCGCGCAACGCCTGCAGGAACGGCGCGCCGCCGGAAACGGTGTCGGTCGAGCGCGCCGCAACGGTGATCTGTTGCTGGTCGACCTCGAGCCCGACCGAGGCCTTGTATTTGAGGCCGTCGACCAGAATGGCATTGCCGAGATAGGAGTTGCCGCTGTAGCTGAACGACACGTCGACATTGGTGTAGCGCAGGATCAATCCCGAGCGCAGCGTAAAGGTGAAGCAATCGGCCATGTAGAGCGGCACGTCGGGGTTCGCGCGCGCCGTGTTCAGATAACTGACGAGGGCCGAGGATGCCGGCTTCATGGCTTCACACTGCGGAATTTCATGCTGTCGAGCTTCCAGAGGTTCGACATGAACTCCTCGAAGTCCATCTGATCGTCGAGGAACCGGCAGTTGAACGCATAAGCGAAGTCGGCGGATATCACCGCACCGGCGCCCGGCGCCGTCGTGAACGTCAGCGTGTTCGGCGTCGTGAGGCTGTAGCCGCTCGACGCCTGCGCGACGCCATTGAGGTAGACGTTGGCGATCGAGGTGACCCAGCCGACCGGCTCGAGAAAGCCGCCGAGCGAGCGCATCATGGTAAACGCCGTGGTCGCGCCGTCGCCGGTCGCGAACGCCTGGCCGGTGACCGCATCGTCGTCGGGATCGGCATAGAGAAACGTGCCGAACTGGCCTTGCAGCTGAAGAAAAAATCCCATCAGGCTCTGCAGGCTCGACGCGCCGAGGCCGGCAAACGCGCTCGCCGAAGACGTGAGGCCGCCATAGGCCGCTTCGAACTCGTAGAGCGGATAGCTCATCAGCGCGACGCGGACCTCCCGCCCGGAAACGTGCGAGGCGACGCGGGTCGAGAATCCGGGCTTTTTGTGCCGCGACCAGGTCAGGCCGGGCAGCGTCGGCAGCGAAGGCGGCGTGGTCATGAGCGCACCGTGCGCAATTTGAGGGATCGCAGCGCGTAGAGCGTGGCCATGAATTCTTCCAAATCTTCGCTGTCGTCGTCGAAGCAACAAAGCAAATACCAGTCGAAGTCCGCGGTGACGGCGACCCCGGCTGCCGGCGGCGTCGCGAACGTCACGGCCGGCGCAAGCGCCGCGGCGTTGACGGCAAATCCGCCTGTTTGTTCGATGCCGTTGAGATAGACTGCCGAGACTGTGCCGACGCCGGCGGGGAAAAGTGTGTAGCCCCCGATCGACACGACGAACGAAAATGCCATGGTCGTACCGTCGCCGGTGCCCAACGCCTGACCGGCGACCGGCGACAGCGCCAGCGGCTCGAAATAGAACGACGCATCCTCGCCCTGACGCTGCGCGAAGAACCCGACGATCTCCTGCAGCTCGGTGGTCGGCGACGCCATGCGCAGCACATCGTAGCCGAGCTCGATCCGCCACAGCGGCGCGACGTATTTGGCCGCGCGAACCTCGCGGCCTGACACGTGGAGCGCGGACGCGGTCGCAAACAGCGGCGACAACGTGACCGACCAGCCAAGCGTCGGCACGGCCGGGAACACCGGATACGGCCCCGGCGTCGGCGGCGCGTCCGGCACCAGCGGCGTCAGGAACGGCCCCTTGCCGCCGACCCAGTTTCCCGCCGGCCAATCGCCGACGTCGCCCCACACCGCGGTCATTTGCGGAAAAGTCGGAAACGGCCGCGCGTCCCAGTTCCACGCCGACATGAACGCGGTCTGGATCATCGGCACGCCGCCGCTCGAGGTGACGTTGTTTCCGTCGGTCACCCAGTATTCATAGATCGCCTGCAGCGCGAGGAGCTGCAATTCGTCGTCGCGCCGCGGCGCGTAGCTGCCGGCAACGCTCGCGCTCGGATCCCAGATCGACCAATAGGGCGTCGCGCTCTCGGTCGAAGCCGGATCGTAGAACACGTTCGGCTGATTGGTGCCGCGGTCGCACGCCGGGTAGCCGTACTCGGCGAACGTGATCGACTTCGATTGCGGCACCCATTCGGTGAACGGCCCGTGCGGCGACCACCCAGTGCCGTCGCCGTCGTCGTAGACGGCCTGGTGCGGATTGTTCCACCACCAGCGCAGCTGCTTGTTGGCCAGCAATTGCTGATTGGCCGCATACGCGTTGCGCGATTGCGTCAGGCGGTCGCCTTGCGGCACCGACACCCGCAGATCGGTGCCGTTGGGGTCGAGCCCGATCCCGAGATTGGTGCTGTCGTTGTAGTACCAGTTGAAATACTGACCGCCCTCGATGCTCGCCTTGAGATAGGTCGTGTCGTAGATGGTCGGCTGCCCGGTGAGCCCGAGGCCGTTGAACGTCGCGGACCCTGGCGGCCATGCCCCGGCCGGCGCCGGATCGAGCCAATATTGCGCATCGAGACCGCCGGCTGCCGTCGTCCAGTCCGACAGCGGCAGATAATTGTCGAACGCGACCAGATCGATATTGCCGTGGCCATAAAGCTGATCGAGATGCGGCCATTGGCCGTTCGCGCTCGGATGCTGATAGCCCATCCACACCGACCAATCGGCGGAGTAGCTGATCAGATTGTGCAAGCCGGTGAGATCCTTGGTGAGCCCGGCGCCGTCGAACACGCTGCGGACATCGTCCGCAAGCTGCGTCAATCCGGCGACGAACGGATAATCCCAGGTCACCTTGCCGTCGGTCCCGGTGGTGCCGGCTGGGGTCCAAGCCGGCCCGCGGATCGTCTCGAGGCCGCGCAGCTCCGAGCCGAGCAGAAAGAGATCGACGCCGCCGGCGACGACGCACAAATTCGCATAGTGCAGGATCATCCGCCGGTAGGTGTAGTCGGTCGACGATCCCGCATAAGCGACAGTCAGGTTCGTGGTGTCCGGCGTGAATTGCGAGGTCGCTGCACTGCCGAGGAAATTATCGACCGCGGTCGTCGCGGCGCTGGAAATGTCGGTGCCGTTGTAGGTGATGCGGCCGCGCCACGGCTCGCCGCTCGCCGTCATCAGGATGAAGGGATAAAACACGACCCGCAGCCCGCGCGACTTCAGATCGCGCATGCAGCGCACGATCGATTGATCCGACGGCGTGCCGCCATAGATGAACGCGCCGCCGACCTGCGGAATGGCGATGAGACCCGACGAACTCTGCGTCAGGCCCGAACAGCGCCACTCATCCGCCGCGCCGGACGCCTGTTGAAACGCGCCGCCGATATAGGTGGTCGAGGGATAGAGCTGGCACGCCGTGATATCGGTCGAATTGCCGAACCATGACACCACCAGCGCCACGGTCGTGCAGCCGGGAAACTCCGCCTGCAGATTGTCGAGTGCGATCGTATAGTCCGTGGTCGATCCAGTCCCGGCCAACGGCCCGCCATTGGCGTAGCGGTTGATCGACGTCAGGCTCGTCTCGGTGACGCGCTGGCCGAGAAAGGCGACCGTGTCGTACGTGAACTCGCCGGTCGACGGCAACAGGTTCACGCCGATGATGTAGGTCATGTCGGGAATCTGCAGTCAGGGCGAACGTGAATGAAAACTCAGTTCCAGCGATTCCCGTCACGGATGGATCGCCCGTAGCCCGATATGGGCGCCGCGTTTGACCGCGTCGTTGATCGCCCGCAGCATGTGCTTGGAGTTGTCGTTGAAGAAGCGCGCGACGCTCTGCGAATCCAGCGCGGAGACACTGATGCTCACCGGCGCGTGAATCTGCGGCGACATGTTGGCGCCGGTATAGGGCCCGGAGCCGCGCGCCGCGGGAATGATGGTCTCGCCCGGATGGATCAGCGCAAGGCCGCCGCGCACCACATAATCGGTGCCGACATCGAAGATCGCCGCCGCGGATACGGACGCCTGCGCGGCCGCCGCCGGCCCCGCCGCCGCCGGCCCCATGGTCGGCGCCAGGAAGGCGAACACGCCGGCAAACGTCTGCGCCGCATCGGTCATGATCGCCTGCATGGCGTTCGTGGCGTTGGCGAGGATGCCGGACGCCGCCCCGGTCTGCTGGGCCGCCGCGCGCGCGGCGGCGCCGCTCGTCGACGCCGTGGTCTGCGCCAGTTCGGCCGCCAGCCACTTCACCACCATCTGCTCGCACATCTCGATGAACTTGATGATGACGTCGCCGAGAATGTTCTTGAACGCCTGCGACCAACTCGTGGTGCCGGCGAGCAGCCCGCGCAGCTGCGAATTGAACGCGGTTTCGATGGTGCCGAGCGCGGTATTCCACATCTGCTGCTGCTGCGCGATCGCCTGCTCGTCGAGCTTGATCATATCAGTGCGGTGCTTGGCGTCGAGCAATTCGATCTTTCCGATAATCGCTACCCGTTGCGCGAGCTTTAGGCCGTCGAGTCCGGCCTCTTGCTGCAACAGGGCCCGTTCGGCTTCGTATTCCTTCTGCGTCTCCTGCTCGAGCAACGCGAATTTCTGGTCTTGCGTGATTTGAAACTGCGCCACCTGGGCATCGAGAACGACCTTCTGCTCCGTCAGACCCAAGTGCAGAAGCTTGATTTCGGTGTTAAGCTCCTTGAGCGGGGATACGCTCGCTTCTGCCTGACTACCGAGCGCGCCGAAATCCTTGACCGCTTGAGACAAGGCATTGGTCTGAAACGCCGTTCGGAACGTGGCATTCAATTGGGTCACGTTGCCATTGACGCTCTGCACCGGAGCCGTCAGATCCGAAAGCGCCGCGCGGACCTGCTCGATACCAGCCAGGGCATCGTCGGTCGCGGCGCTAAAGTTGATTTCGACGGAATTGTCGTCGGCCATGAGAGGCTCCTCGCGGAACTCACCTGATTGCGCCGCCCGGGAACATCGCGAGCAGTTCGTGATAATTAGACGACGGCCGCGCCCGCGGCTTGTGGCCGAGATAGGCGGCGATCATGCGACGCACGGGCGGATAATCGATCCAGGCCCGGTGCAGGTCTTCCAGAAACGGAATGTCGACCTGATCGAGCACTTGTTCGCGCGTCCAGTGCAGCTCGATCACGAGGTCGGCGACGAGCGCGCGCCAGTCGACGCGATCGAAGCGCTCGCCGCCAAGATTTCCCCCGCGGCGGCGCCCTCCCCGCTGTCGACCCGCCGCCCGCCGGCCTGCTCGATCACCACCGGCAAAGCCGCGACAAGCTCGCCGATGGTGATCGGCAAATCGTAGAACTCGTCCCGGGTCAGCTTGGGATGGGCGCGGCGCAACCCATGCCACAGCACTTCGGCGAGTGGCGCGAGCCGTTCGCCCGACAGCGTGTCCACGCCGATCGCCGAGAGCTTCGGCACGTAATCGGCGATGGCCAGGATCTGCCGCAGCGACAGCGGCGCGATGAACCAGTCGCGGCCGCCGAGCCGCACGGTCCGGGCCGCCGCGATATCGATGGATTCGTCACGTTCAAGGCTCACGGGATCGCTCCTTGATGAAGTCCGCCAGGGGTGGGCGTTTCTGATAATCTTTATTTTACAATAGCTTCAACACTCTGTATTCGACCGCCACGTAAGTGTTGAAGTCATTGATAAATAGGAATAAATAGCTTCAACAGACATCATCGGATTTCCGAGGGACTGTTGAAGTGATTGATTTTACTGAACTAAGCGACGATCAGCGCAAGGAGGCCATCAACACGCAGCAGCGCTATGCCGCGTATCGCCAGGCCGAAGAACGCGCCAAAACCTACCGAGGCTCGATGGTTTGGGCGCGGAACGGCGATCGCGACTACCTGGTCCGCAGCCACTACGACAAGTCTGGAATTCGCCGCCAGATATCCCTCGGTCCGCGCTCGGAAGAAACGGAGGCCATCAAGCTCGACTATGACCGGGGCCGCTCGGACGCGCAAAGCCGCCTGAAGAGCTTGAAAGAGGCCATCGCCAGACAATCAGCCATCAACCGCGCCGTCGGCTTGGGCCGCGTTCCGCTGATCGGGGCCAGGATCATGCGCGCCCTCGATCACGCCGGCATGCTTGGATCCGGAATTCGCGTCCTCGGCACCTACGCGATCTATGCCTACGAGGCCGTCGCCGGCATTCGCTTCGATCCCGGCCTGACCACGACGGGAGATATCGATTTGCTGTTCGACGCTCGCGCCGGCTTGACCTTTGCGGCAAACGAAGCCGTATCGCACCCGTCACTGCTGCGCTTGCTGCAAAAAGTCGATCGCAGTTTCGAGCGCTCGGCCGAGACGTTCCGCGCCATCAACCGCGACGGATACCTTGTTGATTTCATCAAGCCGTTGCCGGAGCCGCCGTGGAAAAAAGAACGCCAACAGGTCGGCAGCGACGCCGACGACCTTTTGGCAGCCGAAATCGAAGGGCTAGCTTGGCACGAGAATGCCCCTTCGCTCGAAGCGGTCGCCATCGACGAGAGGGGCGAGCCTTGCCGCATCGTCACGACCGACCCGCGTGTGTGGGCTGCGCACAAGTTCTGGCTGTCAAAGCGGCCGGATCGCGAACCCCTCAAGCGCCGACGCGATGAAGCGCAAGGGCGGGCCGTTGGCCAATTGGTCGCGCAGTATATGCCCCATTTGCCTTATGTCTCCGAGGAGCTGCGAATGCTGCCGAAGTCCGTGTTCGACGACGCCGCACCGCTCTTTCGTCAGTAATATCATGATACCTTCTGCTATTCGCTCAGGCTGATGGTGCCGATATTGTTTGAGGCATCGGCGATCGCCTGGAAGTCGAATTCGGCCACAGTGAATTTCTGATTGGAGAACGGCAGCGACAGCTTGGGCGACACGCAGGCGTTGAGCTTCACCAGCAGGTCCTTGCTGGTGCCGAAATAGCTGAACGTTTCCTTCAGCGAGATTTCGAACATCGGCAACGGACCGGCGAGCTGGTTGGCCAGGCTGATCTTGTTGCCGGAGGTGATCGTGAAGCTGTAATAGACGAGCACGCTCGCGCCGTTGTCGGCCGAATTGAAGGTGTAGGTGCCGGGGCTGCCGCTCGGCGCGACGTATTGCCCTTGCGTCGGCGAGGCCGCGACCGGCGTCAGTTGCACGCCGCTCGAGGCATAGAACACACCGAAATCCTCGACGAAGGTCGAGCCGTTGGCGACGGTCACGGCCGCGGAGGCGACGGTGTCGGCCTCCCCGGTCGTCATCTCCAGCATGCTGTTGGCGGTGAGCGTCTGGCCGAGGAACAGATTGTTGATCTGCGTTGCCTGCAGCCGCGCGAACTTGGCCTTGCCGGTGATCTTGAACTCGCCGCCGCCGGCCGCGACCGCGGTGTTGTATTGGCCGAGCAAGGTTTCGATCTTGCGGTCGAAATCGATCGATACGTCCTGCAGCGTGCCGAGCAGGCACGGCGGCGTGCCGGTGACGTCGGTGCGCTTGCCGATCAGCGTGCCGCTGCCGAAGGCGAATTGGGTCATGGTTGGGGTCTCCTGGATTTTGTGGAAGAGGCGAATGGCGAATGGCGAATAGCGAATGAGGAGCGGCGAATGGCCAAAAACCCCATTCGCCGCTCGCCATTCGCCACTCGCGCTTTGGCTAGGGAACCAAGATCTGAAACGGGATCGCCGCGACGGCCTTGCCGTCGACGTCGCCGGTGTCGACGAACACCGGCCCGAGCGGATAGCAATGCGACACCAGCCCGCCGAGCGTTTGCCGGTTGCCATTGAGCGCATCGGCGCCCGCCGGCGCCACCGCCGCATCGACGGCGTCAAGCAGCGCGTTCATGGCGGTATCCGGCACGTCCTCGGGGTCCATGCCGGCCGACATATATATAAAGACATGCGCATTGATGGTAAGCGTCGGCAGCCCCTCATTCTGCCGCCCCCGCACCTCGCCGGTCTTGAGCATGGTCAGGAACGGCAGCTGCGTCTCGTTGACCTGATCCCAATGCACGAACCGCCGGCTGGTCGCGGTGAAATTCGCGGCGCCGGCGACGAGGTCGAAGAAGGCGACGGAGATTTGTTCGCGGGTGGTGGTGGGCACGGCTTATCCTCGCGTCTGGCCAGCGCACGGTGGAATTCAAGTCGTCAATCGTGAGCGGGTTGCACTGCCAATCCCTCAGAATCGCCAAGTCGGCAGACCCCCTGATCGGTGTTTTCGGGAAAACGGGGTGGAAACCCCAGATACTTTGATGACAGAACGATTACGGCAGTGTATTGCGATTCATGATTCTCGTAACAATTGTAGGCCAATTTCGCGGGAGAAGCGCAATGACCCTTGCAGTTGCAATTGAAGGTGCGAATGGAATTGTTCTTGCTTCTGACAGCCGCGCGACGTTTGGCGATCCGCGTGGATTTGTTGCCGTCAATGATACTGTTACCAAAATATTTAAGCCCGCGCCACGGATTGCAGTAGCGATGGCTGGTCAGGCCGACATCGGCAACGCGCTGATGCAACACATAACAGCAGCACTATTACCTCAACCGGCGGCCAACGTTGATCAAGCGGCAGATTCAATCCGCGCAGTCGGGAATAGCTATTTTGGGCAGTGGTTCGGTCCACCGATCTGGTTGATGGGAGCAAATGGGCCTGTCGCTACCCCTCGGCCGGAAGTCTGGTATCTACTCGTCGGATATGCGCAGAATGGCGAAGCGAAGATCATAAGCCAGGGAAGTCCGCCTCCATTTAATTTTGCGCCAAACATTAGCACGACCGGCTTTGCTGCAATTGGGATTGTGCCCCTAACAGTCTATTTGTTAAATCGTCTGTATCGTCGGGCACTGGATCTCGATATCGCAAAGGATCTCGCCGCCTATTGCATTCTTGAGACGGCAAGTCAGGACGGTAAAGTGGGTGGTCCAATGCGTATGGCAATCGTTCGGCCAAATCAAGACACCGAGATTGTAAGTGACCTTGAACTTGGCCAATTAGCAAAGCGCGTCGATCAGCATCGCGACGCGCTTAGAAACTCGTTTCTTACTTTGGCGAAGGCTCAGCCAACTGCTCAGCCTGTTGCACTTGCTGAACAACGGCCGGCTGGTGAGGCGCTGGCATAGGAGCGGGATGAACTCCAACTTCAGCACTTCTTTCCGGCATATATCCCACGGCAAGGTTGTTCATATGAATCAGGGACTCGCCGTCAATGCAGCCGGGGTATACGAATGGTTGCATGGTGTGGCTCATGATTCGCCGCGCTGCTGCCTAGGAAAAAAGTCTGTCAAGACTTTTCTCTGCACAATAATTAAATACGCTATGGGAGCCTCGTTAACAACGAAATTTTCAACCTATTTTTGATTTACCTTATTGATCAAAGACTTAAAGCGGTTGATATGTATGGAAAGCCTTAGGAAATACTACATCTAGTAATCCCGTTAACATCCCGTTAACCAATTCGATTCGCTTCCCCGTGCAAGCGCGACGGCAATTTCGCTTTTTGGCTGTGTTACGCAAAAAAGTGCCAAACCCGCACCAACGAGGAACTCTTCACGAGATCGCGTCAGTCGCCGCCTCGATCAGCCCATCACGGATCTCATCCGCCATCTCCGCCAGCGACGAGCGCAGATACGACCGCTCCGGCATCGTCACCTTCGGCACATTGACCCGCGCAGCGAAGGCCTGCTGGCCGCCGACCAGGAAGGCGAGCGCCTTGGCTTTAGCCGGCACGATCTCGTGCGGCGGGATCGTGCCGCCGTCTCTCGGGTTCGTGCGAAGTCCGCTTGCTCTCTCGGGATTGGTGTTGTTCCGTCGGCAAGAGTATCAACAATTCGAACGCTCGGCATCTGACCGGTCGCTCAGGCCTTGAGATCAAACTTGGCGGGCGATGCTGCCGAAGTCGTCAGCCTCACGCCGGATTTCCAGAGATCGAATGCCTCTCGTCCAAGATAAAATTCCCGCACCTGCGTAAAGCGCGCGAGATAAGGCTCGACCATGAAATCGTAGAGATTCAGTGACGCGTCGCTCTCCGAAACCGTGCCGATTGAGCCGTACAGGAGCACGTCATGGCCGTACATCCCTCCGGGACGTAGACCAACGGTGTCTTTATTCAGATTTTGGCCGATGGAAAAATTCACTCCTCCGGTCCTTGGATAAATAGTTTCGACCTGGACCGCCGTCCCTTGCTGCGCAACAAGATAGGCTGGATTGTGTACGGCTGTGGGATTATTCGTCCGGCCGAAATCCGGAATGTCCGCGTATGACAGATAAATCTGAGCTCTGTCGGACACAACGTGACGCGTCGGCGTGTATTGGAGTTTCTTCTGTGTTTCCAGGAGGGACAGGACCGCCGTGAGATCGCGAGCCGTCGCATAGAACATGAATTGATAGCGACCCATGAATTGATGTCTGGTCATGGCAATTATCTTTTCGGGATTATCCAGAGTTCGTCATTTGGGAATTTGTCGGGAATTCTTGCATGGCCGCTTCTCACTCAGGGTCGGTGTCACTCCACTGGCGGAAGAATCAACTGTTTGACCACGCATTGTCTTGCCCGTTGTCTCGTCGACAGATGAAGCGCAGTCTTATATAACTTCAACGGCAATGATGATTACGATTGGCGTCTTCTTCCATCGCTCGCGGATCTAACTCCTGCCAGGAAACCGCATTGCTCATCCGGCCGGTGTCGAGAAATTCCTTCGCAATCGTTTTAACCTCGTCAAAGCTGACAATATAGCGCGCCGCAATCGGCGTCGGCGTATCGGCTGTTAGGAACTCGAGGTAGCCGCATGTCATCGGCGGGCGAGCGGAAACGGCCATTAAGAAAGGCGCTTTCCCATCGCTGCGACTGTACTGCACGCAACCCAAGCTTCGGCCGATGCCGACCATGATTTCGAAGTTGTTTTCGCCGGAAAGCCGGATGAAGAGAGGTGCAGTCCTCTGCGCCGCATCCAATAATTCAATGAGCCTTGCACTATCGCTGACGATGCATCCGTTCATTTGATCGCGGTCATCTTGCTGATTGGTATACCGCACTTTCATGGACCAAGTCCTTCAAATCGTACTATCGTGTTATCCGGAAGTATGACCTTCAAGGTAGCGCCAGTAGGGAGCATCGTTGGCAGCAAACGCTCGCAACTATCACATATTTTCGGATTGTTGATATACAGCGTGCCATCGGCAATACCTTGCTCGCGCATCAACGCGGCGGCGTGACCTTCAACATGAGATCGAACCAGTCCATCGAAGCCATCCGTTCCCAATGGAATGGACTTTGCCGGACCATCGTAACCGCTCTGCAGTTCAACCGTCATATCTTCGGAACGAAAGATACCAGAAGTTGGACCGCCCGGCTTGTATGGGGCAAGCTGCGGAGGTAGTCCTCCCGGGAAAGGGAGGTCCGGTTGGGCGCCAACGGATGCGGGCGGCTGCTTCGGCGCCGCGGCCGGAGGCTCCGATGGCGATCCGCCGGACCAAGGCCATCGGATGGATGGGAATCTGAACCCTGGCCCTCCACTCGTCGACCCTCCTCCACGGAAAGCTCCACTTCCTCCACCGCTTTCAACCAGTGGCGGACGCCCCGGATAACCGGGCCGCCTGGGGTCGTCCGCTACCGGAATAACCGGGGCGGATTCCGACTGACCGCCTACCGTCGCGAACTCGCCCGGGTTCGGCGGAGTGCCGGTGCGCGGATGCTTTGCTGGATCCCAAAACTTGAGCAGTCCGCTCCGGCGAAGCTCCCCGGCGCGGCGGACAAGCGTCTCGTTTGTTTCGATGCCCCTCGATACGCGCGGCGGATCGGGCAATCGCATCTGGCCCGCAGCGATCGCCGCCATGGCGAGATCGCCGCGATTGAATGCGGCCGCGATCAGGGCCAAAGCGCCTGCTTTGGCCGCCACGTCGACGCGAAGCCGGTAGAGAGCCGTCAGTTCGTCGTTGAGCTCGGCTGCCGCCCGAACCGACCATGTCACGTGGCCGTAACTGCCGGTGCAGCGGCGCAACAGTGGAACGTCGCCGACAAAGACTCCTTGCTCGTCGCAAGAAACCCCATCGCTCGCCCGCTTGGAGGCAAGCGAACGGGCGCGCAATCCAGGCATCGCAAACATGCGATCTGGCTCCGTTGGATTGGGATGATGTGAAACAGGAAGCGGAAGGAAAGCCGCGGCGAAAGCTGGCTGCCGCTATTGCGCCGCGTCCGTTGCCGCCTCGATCAGCCCATCGCGGATTTCATCCGCCATCTCCGCGAGCGAGGAGCGCAGATAAGATCGCTCCGGCATCGCCACCGCCGGCAGATTGACCCGCGCGGCGAAGGCCTGCTTGCCGCCGAGGAGGAAAGCGAGCGCTTTGGCCTTATCGGGCACGATCTCGTGCGGCGGGATCACGCCGCCGAATTCGTGGATGGCGGCGTATTTCACGTCGCCGTTGGTGGCGATGGTCACGGCGACGCCGGTTGCTGTATCCTCGATGGTAGTGACGATCGCGCGGGCGAGCGCGCCGGTGCGCGGATTGAGGACGCCGCCGGCGAGTTTTTGCTGGACCTTGGCTTCGAGCTCCGCGGCGAGCGCGGTCGCCTTATCCGTCAGCGCGTCGCGCAGGCGGTCGGGCAAGTCGGCGAGCGCGGCAGACGCGGTGTCGCCGAGGGAAAGCTGAAACATGCGGTGCCTCCCGTCATTCCCGCGTCAGCGGGAATCCAGAACCTGGTCGCGCAGAAACGCCGGGTCCGCTGAGCCCCGCCCTACATCCCCACCACAGCCCTGTAGGGATCGAGCGAGGCACGGACGAAATCGGGCATGTCTTTGAGGCTGTAGGACGACGTGATCTGCCCGGACACCGACTGCGCGCTTTGGCCGATGCGGGTACGGTAGCGGTAGCGCTCGGCCACCCACTCAATGCAGGCGTTGTTGATCGCCGCCGGGATGAAGCCATAGGAGATTGACACCGCCGCCCCGGCATCGGCCGCGGCGAAGCTATAGACGCCGCTTGCCACATTATATTGTCCGGCGCTTGGCGTGCCCGTAACCGGCGTTAGCGCCGTGCCGCTATCGGCACCGCTGCCGTAGACGACGCCGGCATCGGTCGCCCACGGGCCGAATGGCGCCTGGGCGGTCACCGTATAAGGGCCGGGCGCGGCGGGCACCGTTGCGCTTTCGCCTTCGACCGCGTAGCCGGCCGTGTAGGCGACGGCCACATTCTGGCGGCCGTTGCGATACGCGGTGTGGAACACGTCGAGCGCCTGCGGCCGCCCCGGCGGCAGGCCGTCCCAGGCCTCGAGCAGATAACCCTTGCCGTGGGCCGCACCCGCCGGCGGGAACACCACCGCCGGCACCGCGAAATTGTCGATCGTCAGCGACGTCATTTGCAGCACCGGATAGTGCCGCAAATAAAGCCGCGTCTTGCCGTTGCCGTCCACCCGCTCGACGTAGGCGCGCGGCGTCAGCGACGGCCGTCCGAGATAGGCGGCGATCGCCCCGCTCACGTCGGTGATGAGGCGCGCCAGCAAAGAATCGTCGGACGTGCCGATGCCGCTCGAACCCGACAGCCAGGTTTTGACATCGGCCAGCACGGCGAGATCGGATGCAGCCATTTTGTTTATCCCTCCGCCCGGGCTTTCCGCGCGGCGGCCTTGCCGCGCCGCGCCGTGCCCGCGACCTTCCGCGTCTCCACCGCCGCCACTTCCATGAAGCCGAAGCATTCGATCAGCAGCGCGCCGACTTCCGCCTCGACCTCGTAGACGCCGTCGCGCGGCGCGACCGTCACGCCATCGACGCACGGATCGCCGACGCCTTCCGGCGCTTTGAGTTTCATGGGGGGCCTCGTGTTTTTGGGGGCAATGGCGGGCGCCGCCGCCCGCGGCGTTACTAGCGCCGTTGCAACTAAGATCAATCTGCGGTAGTATTACTCACTGGAGGGGTTGCGATGACGATCGAACAAGAATGGCTGCAATTTCGCGAAGCTATTCGGACCAACATCGCCAAACACGGCCGTTGCATACAGGCCGTTGGCGAGACGGAAAGCGACGCGCTGGGACTGGAGCCTTTCAGCTACACCGTCGGCAACCACGGCCTCGGCCTTCCCGAACTGCTGATTGTCGGCACCACCAAATTTTCTGGCATCCTAAATCGGCTAAGCGAGATACAGCGTGATCGGGGCCGGGCTTTCGAGCATGAAGAACTCGTCAGCATTGGAGGCACGTTTCCCCTACGCATCATCGACACCGGCGACCTGGGACATAGAGAGTACGCGTGCTTCGCCAGACTTTACTATGACAGCAACACCGTGGAAGTACGTCAGGTCCTCATACCCGACACCAAAGGCCGCTGGCCTGATACACCGGGCTGCGACGCTCCGTATCGCGACCAGCCTATTCTATCGACAATCAAACGAGCGCCGAGTTAGGGTTGCTTGGGCGCAATGCGTCTTTAACGATCGCCCTCACCCCGCGGCGATGTGATCACCGCCATGGCCGGCGGGAAATAGCGCTGCAGCACCTCGTCGGCGTAGACGCCGCTCTCGTAGCAGCGGGCGCGCGGCGGCAACCGCCTATTTCGGCACAAACACCCCGCGGTCGAGTAGCGAAAGGCACATACCGGCGTCACCGGATTGCGGCTGACGACGGCGTTCGTAGATAAACCAGAGCTGTCATCGTGCTGCTTCTGGCGCGACGGTCAGCGTGAGTTTCGCCGCCATCAGCCGCACTTGCATATTCGGGTGGCTATACAGCGCCACCAGCGATCTACGCTGGTCCTCCGGTCGGCTTTTAAGCTCATCATCGATAGCCTTCATATTTTCACAAAGGCCTCGATATTTTGGCATGTTGTCTGAGCGCAGCGCCTTGTCCTGCTCGACCCCGATCGTGGCGAACTGTTCAACCAATTCATTCACCGTCATGGATTTGACCTCAGGCGTGGTCATGGCTGAAGAATCCCGAAATAAATCAGAGCATCTTTCCCAACCCGCGTCCGCTCTTCCCTGCTAGACCTACGGAGAACGCCGAAATACGCTGCAACCCCTCGTCGGTTTCGGTCGTTTATTTCGGAACGAAAATGCCTTCATCAAGAGCCCACAAGCACATTCCGGCGTCACCCGATTGGGGTTGGCGGCGTCGTTCGTAGATAAGCTTAAGCATTTGTCGGGCAGCCTGTGGCGCAACCGCGAGAGTCATTCTTGCTGCCTGCAAGCGAACCTGCATATCGCGATGATCGAACAGCGCAAGTAGGGCAGTTCGTTGATCACCCGGCCGGTCCTTCAATTCGTCCGCAACGGCGACCATCTGGGGAAAAAGACGCTTGAATTTGGCAAGGTCATCCGCGAACAGCGCCTTGTTTTGCTCAACACAAGTAGCAGCAAAGCGCTCCACCAGCTCGGCAACGGTCAAGTGTCGCAAATCAAGGGGTTTCACGGGCTCAGCACTCCGAAACGGATTAATGCCTGCTTTCCGACGCGCACGCGCTCTTCCCAGCTCTTGCCCCGCAAATATTCTCTGGGCGAAACATTGCCAAAGTCGGAGTTCGGCGTTTGATACCATCCCGTGATCAACCAATGACTAAGGGTTGGAATACGTACGACATTCTCCGGCGCATCAATCATGCTGCGCGGGTAGTTATCCTGCTCAGCCGCGGTCTGCTCGACGATATGATGATCATTGTAATATTCGATGGACGGCAGCTGAGCGGCCTGTTGCAGCTCCTGCAAGGTCCGCGGTGGATCTTGATACGTAATAATATACGGAAGATATTTATCCGCAAGCCAACTGGTCGCCATTAGGGCGGCGAAGAAGAGAGTTGCGGCCCGTTTGTCTACGATGGACGCCTCTTCCAACCAGTAAGCGGCGGCTTTGAGGAAGTTGTTGATTGCGTTTCTCGTCGCGAGCACGCGCGGCGGAATTGGCGGTGGCTCCTCAAGCGACGGCCCCTGATTGTGGCCGATGCCGGCTGGTGGTTCGTTGGCGGCATATTGACGGCCAGGCTCGGCGATATTTTCGGGCGATGCGTCCGACAACACGACGCCAAGCCTACCCGGAGAGCTTCTGCTTCCGCCCTCGCGCGTCCACCGGCCGCCGTCCGAATTGCCCGCAGGCACGCGCGGCTCATCGGGATTGTAGCCGGCTTTCCGCAATTCCGTGCTTACCGGAACCGCGGACTCGCGCGAAGGGCTTCGCGTAGCGCCTGCGCGAGACGTTCGCAATCGTGGCGCAAGGCGGCGAGATCGGCTTGGCGTCGTCGGAGGGCCTCATCTTCTTCCTGCGCCGCAAGCGCACCTATCGCCTTCATAATTTCCGCCCGCACGGTCCAATCGCGCGGCACGGCGCTCAGGCGTCGCGGCGGCCAGTGAGTCATCTGTTGGATCCGTGCGAAGGCGTGCCCTCTCGCCCACGCGAGAGGATCGCGCGGGCGAACGCGAGCCGTTGAGCGAAAAGGGGGCGAGCTATCCAGTGCGGCGCACGACCCTCACCCGGCCGCGCGCATAAGCGCGCGGCCGACCTCTCCCGGAACGGGAGAGGGGAAGACAAAAAATCATCACCCCGCCGCGATATTCGTGATCACCGCCATGGCCGGCGGGAAATAGTGCTGCAGCACCTCGTCGGCGTAGACGCCGCTTTCGTAGCGGCGGGCGCGCGGCGGCCATTCGATCTGATAATAGTCCTGGCGGGTGCGGATCTGCATGACGTTGCCGACATTCGAGAGCGGATAAGGCAGCGTCTTCGACGTCATCAGGATGGTGCCCGCGGGCATGTTGGGATGCACGCGGATGTCGAGCGTCTTCGGGCCGGCCATCGAGAATTTGTTGAGATAGGTGCGCACCATGACGCCGCCGCCGAGCGCGCCCTGCTCGGCGTCGAACACGAAGCGCTGCGCGGCGTTGGTGCCGCCGGCGAGGATCTTGGCCGACAGATTGTTGGCGACCTGCGAGGACACCCACATGGTGTCGGGCGACAGCCGGTAATTGTCCCAGCGATTCTTCAAGGCCGTGTCGACCTCGACAATGCCGCCGGCGCCGTCGCCGGTGAGCGTCGAGCCGACGCCGGCGGTGCCGGTCGCGAGGCTCGCCACGTAGGCGTTCGAGCCCGACTTGAAGGCCTGATAGAGCAGGCCGTCGAACACCAGCGCGTTGGTGGAGTTGTCGCTCGAGCCCAGCGAGGCCGCGGTCTGGGTGCCGGCGGCGTTCGCGGTGATCACCAGCGAGTTGATGGTGGTGATGGCCCCGATCACCTCCGAGCCGGCCGGGCCCCAGAACCAGGCATAGCCGAGCGCGCCGTTCACCTGTGCCACCGTCGCGGCGATCGAGCCCGAAGTGCCGGAGCTGATGGAAGCGGTCGCGTTGGCGGACTTTCCGGCGGCGCCGCCGCCGAACGTGTCGGAAGAATAGTCGGCATTGCTGCGGGTGATCGCGCCCTGGATGCCACTGGCGATGCTGCCGTTGACGATGCCGTCGAGCGAGAGCGCGACGCAGATGACGCTGTACGGGCTCGCCGCGGCCGTGAGCGTGCCGCCCGAAGTCGACGGCGCGAGCGACGGCGTCGGCGTGGTGCCGAGGCCGACCGAGGTATTGCCGCCGAGGATCAGCAGCTCTTCGCCGAGCATGCAGGCCTCGAGCCCGACCTTGGCGCCGATCGCCTTGACGTCGTCAAAGCCCATGCCGGCATACTGCGCCTCGAAATCGACCGAGGTCTCGATGCCGATGCCCTTGTAGGCCGCGGTGTAATCCTGGGTCGACACCGCCTGCACGCCGCCGCGGTTGCCGCCGGAAACGCCGATGCGCAAGCCAGTGGTGTTGACGCCGGTCACCGCGCGCCAGTTGGCCTGGATGCCGCCCTTGCCAGACACGCGGGGGATTTCGTTGCGCAGCGGGGTGAGCACCGGATAGAGAAACTTCGCGCCGAGCTCGAGGTCGTAATAAGTCAGGCCCGAGGTCGGAACGGTCGATTCAGAAAAGGTGCTCTTGGCGAGCGGATCGCCGGGCAGCGGATTGGCATGCGCCTTTTCGATCTCTTGAAGAAAGCCGCCGGCACTGGCGAGCGCCGCGTTGTAGTCCTGGACCGTGCGCGGCATCGCCGACTTGGCCAGAATGTGCTGCAGGTTGGGCTGATACATGGTTTGGTTTCCTGTTTGGTTGGTTGTTGGTTGGTCGAGTTTCCTCGTCATTCCGGGGCGACGCGCAGCGGCGAGCCCGGAATCCATATTCCCAGTGCCGGGGCTGGATTCCGGGCTCCTCGCTTCGCTCGGCCCCGGAATGACTAAGAATGAAAGCGACTATTCCTTCCGCGCCCGGAAGCCGGGCATGGCGCGCATCGGGTTGGATTGCGCCTTGCGGATGGCGAGTTCCGCGAGCGCCTCGAGCGTGCCGGGCCGGTCGAGCAGCTGATCGGGCGCGGCGAACGGCGAGTCTTCGCTCTTCTCCGCGACCCGCACCGAGCTGGTGCCGAGCGGCAGCGGCTGCTCCTCGATCTTTTTCACGCGCGCCGCCATCTCGTCGATGCGCGCGGTGACGCCGTGCAGCGCTTTGGCCACCGGACGCTCGATCTGATGTTCGATTTGTTGTTCGAACAGCCGCCCCAAAGCCTTGGCGACTTTTTCGGTCTGATCATCGTCGAAGGCCTCGTCGCCGGTCTCGCCGGCCTGGGGCGGAAACTTCGGGTTCGGCTCGACGTTCGCACCCGGGATGTGACCGCCGGGGCAACACTGCGGGTCGAGCTCGGCCAGAAGATCGTGAATCTTCTTGATGCGCTCCTTGTCGGCCTTGGAATGCCGCGCGCCGACTTTTGCCATGGCTTGCGCCAATGATTGCGCGCCCGCGACACCGGCCTTGAACTTGCGCAGCTCCGTCGAGCCGTCCGCCTTGATGACCGCGAAGGTCGCTTCCGGCAGGCACGGGTGATCGACCAGCGAAACCTCCAGCGGCTCGGCCGTATAGCGCATCAGCGACGGCCGCTCCGGATCCGGCCAGCGCTTGAGATAGCGGCCACCCTGGGAGAAGCCGGTGTAAACCCCCTCCTCCACCTTCTGCCATTCGGCGTCGTCGACCACCTTGCCGCAGATCTCGACCTGCCTGGCCTCGTCGTTGAACGCGATCTCGACGAGCTTGCCGGCGGCGACGTTGCCGTGCATGGCGCGCAGATTGCCGAGGCTCCGGCCGTCGGTCGCGCTGGCGAAGTTTTGCGACCATTTCTGATACAGCGGTTTGGTCGAGGCGTAATCGCACACCTCCCCGGTCACGTCCGGCTTCTCCGCGGTGACGACGCCATAGACGAGGCGCCGCGCCGCATCGATTTTGGTGATCGGAACGAAGACTTTCATGTCGTTCATTGCGCACTCCTCTTTCGCGCGATTGCGGCGCATGCTCAGGATTTTCTATTGTTCCCGTCACGGGAACATGTTATGAAATTGCATGAGGGTCATTGCCCGAAACACGCTTGTCGCCTTTTGGAGTGAGCACCCTGAGGCTAAAGTCGCGCTCGAACGTTGGTACGCACTCGTCAAAGCCGCGCATTGGGCCTCGACCGATGAAGTCCGCAGAGCGGCTCCGAAATGCAAAGTGCTTAACCGCGAGCGCGTCAGGTTCGAAGTTGCGGGCGGAAACTATCGGCTCGTGGTGGCCTTCGATTTTCGCCGGCAGGTCGCCTTCGTGAAGTTCATAGGGACTCACGCCGAATTCGACCGCATCGATGCGTTGACCGTCTCGCAATTCTAAAGGAACTCATGTGATGGACATCCGGCCGCTGCGTACCGACAAAGACCACCGCGCCGCGCTCGCCGAAATCGACGCCTGCTGGGGCGCGCCAGAGGGTACCGAGCAAGGCGACAGGCTCGACGTTCTCCTCGCGCTTGTCGAGATATACGAAGCGAGACGGTGGCCGATCGACATCGGCAAGCGTTTCGATCCGATCGACGTGCTCGATTACGCCATCAGCGAACTCGGCCATACCCAGGCGGAATTGGCCCAGCTCCTCGGTTCGCGCTCACGCGCGTCGGAAGTTCTCTCCCGCCGACGATCGCTTACTGTCGACATGATCCACAGGATCAGCGAAGCGTGGAAGATTCCGGCCGATCTTCTCGTTCGCCCCTACAAGATCAAACGAGCGGCGTGAACAGCCGAGGCGGAATAAGAGGCGATTCCCGCCCCTAGGCGCTAAAAGTCGCGCTCGACCTCGCGAACAACCTCGCGCGCTTCCGACGCGGTGTGGACTTTTAGCTCCTGGTCGTCAACGACGACACCGCCGGTAGCCTGCGCGTACGCCGTGGCTGCCATCCACGCCGTTCGCAACTCGCTCATCTTGCTGCCGAGCCAACGAAATCCGAGCGCATATTTCCATTCGTGATCGAAATTCACATTAGGATTTGCGCTCATCAATTCCGCCGCGTCATCGTGATAACATTCAAAGCCCGTCAACTCCCCGCGCAAATGTATCGGGAAAAAGCCACGCAGCTTTCCAAATTCCATGTCGGTCGACAGGCGAAGCGGATAGCCCTCGGCATCGACGGCGGCCTGCCATTCCGAGAGCGAATTCAACCGCCTGTCGGAAAAAATCCAAAGCTCCATGGACATAATGCCCCCCAAATCCACGCAAGTTCGCTTAAAGGTGGCAAAGAACATATCATGAACATCGTGTCAATAGGGGCGTAAGGGCCAAGGCCGCGCATCTCGTTGAGCGTCACGGCGCCGAGCTGCAGGCGGGCGGCGAGCACCGTTTCGGGATCGCCGTCGTCCTCGTCGAGCCAGTGCAGCTCCAAATCAGGTGAGGCGAATTCTTCCGCGATGATCTCGTCGACGAGGTCCTTCACCCATTCCTTGGTCGGCTCGAGCCCCTCCTCCTCGCTCTGGGCCGACTGGTTGTCGGCGGTGGCGCGGTTCATCGCCTTCACGGCCCATTGCGGCGGCACCGAGAAGGCGAAGCAGACGATGCGGGCGAGCCATTCGTCGAAATCGTCCTTGTGCTGCGGCTCTTTGGTCTGGTGCACGGTGCGGGCGCTGTCGCCGGGCACGAATTTGGCGCGGCGGCGCGGGCCAGGTCGCCGGCGAATACCCCCCCTTCCCTCCCCCGCATGCGGGGGAGGGTTAGGGAGGGGGCTCCTGGAATTGCTTGATCTGCTCCGACGTCCACTAAGCGCGTCGGGGATGGACCCCTCGGAGAAATAGTCGAGCTGCCACAGCTGGCGGCGCAGTGGAGGCTCCTAACAGTCCCTGTTCCAGAGGAATGAGATGCAGTGTGTGCCGTAGTAGTCATCTGGCCATAGCGACTGTCGTCTTGACTGGGCCGGCCGCCACCATTTTATTCGAAACCAACAATTATTTGATCCGGCATCGACACCTTATTCACCCATACCCGCACACGGCACGTCGAGTTTTGCACGTCTTCGCGCAGAACGGCTTTATTTTCGACTGTAGAAACGACGATTGATCGGGTAGGCGTTTCCAATATCCCATCGAATGCCGGAGGCGTTCCGGGATCGACTTCGCGGCTCGGCCCCAGAGAGATGGATGTCTCCCCGTCAATGGATGGAAAACACGCAATAGAAACGCAGGATTCCGTCGCTAATATCCGACCTCCGCGCACAGGGCGCGGCGGCGCACCACCGTCGACGTCAGATATAAACAACAGAGAATTTGGCGGGGCAATGCTTGTGGATTTGGTCACGGCTACCTCGTTCTTTTCAAATAGCGCACCCATCCGCCTTGAAGCAGACTACATGATAGACATTGTGGGTAGAGACGCTGACTTAGTCCAGTAGAATTCAGCGCACTAGGCGGCTGATGGTCAGGTACGTAACTTCCCGATACGGTACCCGGATCGTTGGTGCCGCAAGTGTGACAGCCAGTTTCGGAGCCGATACGATTAGTTTCACTCCGCTCCTCCTTGGTAAAATCGGTCTCGGGCCCGCGGGCCGGTATGGATTCGCCTGCAAATTCACCCGGCGCCCAGGCCCACACTTGCAAAATCAGATAGTCGTTGCTCGGCTTCGCCGATTCCCGCTTCAAATGCAGAAATTTCTCCTTCAATTGTTGCGTAAGCCACTGGGGACGGCTTCCAGCTCGGGTCGCGCGCACGAACTTGGGCAAATACGTCGTTCCAACGCGCTTCAACGACAGCTAATCGAGCCTCTTGAGCCGGTGTCGGTTCGCCTAAGTCTCCATAAAAGTACGTCGGGCGCCCGCCAATGCCGCCTCGTGGTGCGTTTTGCGCATATTGTTCCGCTTGCTGCCCAGTAGGCTCCGAAGGTCCGTTGCTTTCAGATGTAACACTCTCCGAGGATGACCTTTCGCCCACCCCGTCCGTCCGCGTGCCGGTGTCGAGCGCGGCATATTGAACCGGCCGGTTTGGCTCCGCACTGTTTGCGTTATCGTCCGACGAATCGCCGCTATCCTTTGGCCGAAACTGACCACCCTTGCCGTCCGGCGTGCCTGCCGGCCAGCCAGGATGCTTCGCGTCGTCAGGGCTGGCTTTTTGAAGTGCTAATTTCTCGCTCCGCAGAGCTGGCTTGGCGTTTTGGAGCGGCGCATCAGGGCTTCCGCTGCCACCACCAACATTCGCCTCGATCGGGACATAACCCGTCGGCGTCAGCACCATCGCCCGGTCGGCGGCGGGATTAGCGTACGAATCAAGCCCGAGATGGTCGCGCATCTCGTTGAGGGTGACGGCGCCGAGTTTCAGGCGGTCGGCGAGAACCGTTTCGGGATCGCCGTCGTCCTCGTCGAGCCAGTGCAGCTCCAGATCGGGCGAGGCGAATTCTTCCGCGATGATCTCGTCGATAAGGTCCTTCACCCACTCCTTGGTCGGCTCTAAACCCTCTTCCTCGCTCTGGGCCGACTGGTTGTCGGCGGTGGCGCGGTTCATCGCCTTCACGGCCCATTGCGGCGGCACCGAGAAGGCGAAGCAGACGATGCGGGCGAGCCATTCGTCGAAATCGTCCTTGTGCTGCGGCTCCTTGGTCTGGTGCACGGTGCGCGCGCTGTCGCCGGGCACGAATTTCGCGCGGCGCCGCCGCGCCAGATCGCCGGCGAACTCGGTGTCCCAATAGTCCTGGAATTGCTTGATCTGCTCCGGGGTCCACGACGCCGGCACGCCGATCAGCGCGTCGAGCCCTCAAAAAAATAGTCGAGCTGCCACAGCTGGCGGCGCAGCGCGATGTTGACCGTCATCAGCACCTGCTGTACCGGCGAGTAGCCGTAGACCTTGTGAGCGCGCACATTGCGCGGCCGGTAGACGATGTCGCGCGCGGAATAGTTCACCGCCGGCAGGCCCTTCAGCACCTGCTGATACGCCGTGACGTTGCCCCCTTGAATTGATCCAGGATGAACTGGAGTCTGGCCTTGAGGAAAGGACCAGACGATGAGGCGGAAGAGGCATACGGAAGAGCAGATCATTGCGATTCTGAAGGAGCACGAGGC